GCCAGCATATCAATAAGATATGTCAAGGCAGAACCATCGAAGTCGTAATCTGAAAACTCGGTTCTTGTTCTTAGGTATGACTTGATAGAGGCTTTAATGTCCTCAAAATCTAAAGCTGTTAAATTATTTGGTTGCATTATTCAGGTCTCTGTAAAACAAATGAAATTGTTTCAACAATCGGTAACCCTACAATCCTATACTCAATAGTAACATTTAATTTGTTATTCTCGGTAATAGCAGTAACATCTACAGTTGTAAGTTCTACCCTAGGTTCATACTGATTAATGGTATTTATGATCTCATCCTTGATACTATCTGCTGTAAATGCATCTAGAGGTTCAAAGAGGAGATTATAAACTTTAGATCCGACTAACGGTTGAAAAGGTTTCTCACCTGGTTGCGTAAGTACTAAATTCTTAACTGCTTGTTTGATGGCATTATCATCTTTAATAACAGAGGTATCATCCGTAAAAGGATTCCTTTGCATTGAAATTAAAATGTCGGAGAAAGATCGAGACTTTTTAAAGTCCTTTCCCCCTAGTTCCTTTAATGCCATCTACACGATGAGATATATCTTATCTATTTATTCACCTTCCCTGACCACGATAACGCTTCTTGGCGCTATTCCTTGAGGTTGCAGCATATTTTGTATGCTTTCCCCTTCCTTGCCTACTTTTCTTAGGTGTTGCTTCAATCATGTTTGCCCCAGTAGGGGACTTTGCTCGTGTTGCCATTTTAAACTCCGATAATAACGTTGGGTGACCCGCCACCAATAAGAGACCTGCATGGGAATAGAGTTGTACCATCCCCTAAAGGATCTCCTACCTTACAAGCACGCCTACCATTAATCCAGACAGATTTAGTAGTTGCTAATGCTTTACGAGCATGACCAGTAGGTGGCTCTCTACCAGCTACTGATCCTACTCCAGTATATGTATGACACCACCAGGCATTTGTTGGTGCCACAATGGTACATTTACCAACTGTTCTAGTTGCTTGATAAACTGTTAGTGTTGGGTGAGGTGTGAGTAGATCTTGGTCTACAATAGGAATTATACCATTAATAAAGACATTTCGGGCTGCTCCCAATGGAGTTAATGGTAATAGTGGCGTTGGTAACCATTGTCCCATAACATCATGGACAGGACCTGGTAAATGTGTGATCGAAGGTAGATTACCAGGAGAACAAGGTGTAACAGGTCCTCCTCCAGGTCCTGGGTGCCAAGAACCTGCAGCACCTGCTCCATGTCCAGAACAGGATCCCATGTATATTGCGGCAAATGCTGTCATAGTAGTCTAAGTGGTGTAAGGATTTCCATATGCATCACATGCTTCACGAAAAGTATTACCAGAACCCGTCATATCATGTAGTATATCTAAACCCCCAGTTGCACTCCAGTTCCTACAACCGCCTCCCAGAGGTCCTACAGGAGCAGCATATGTAGTTGTCGTGGTAGATCCATCAGCGTTGGTTGTACTGCTTCCTACAGATGGTACAGGGGTGCATGGTACATGAGCGCAACCTGGTTGAGCAACCTCACAACTAAGAGTAACGTCAATCATAATAGATGAAGTTGAGTCTGGTCGAAATTGTTTCATCAAGTATTTAGTGTAGGTTGACGCAACTGGAAGGTCATTAAATGTACCTTGGACTGTTTCAATCAATGCTTCGGGACCAATTGTAACATCAGGGATCTGTTCTTGCACCAATGCATCGGAATGTGCGATCCTTTCGTTGGTTTCATCTAAGTGACCTTTCAAAACAGCATCCTTAATACTACTATCAAAGTCAACAGCAAGGATTTGTTCCGTCAAATCCTCTTTTAACTCATAAGTTTCCCTATATTCATCAACTGCTTCCTTAGAATATAGTCTCTGCGGTTGTGTATCGATCTTTAATCGCTCAGGATCGCGTTTTTGAGTGAGATTTGCTCTCGGAATGTCATCAGCATACTGAACTTTCATGTCAAATCCGCTAGAAATCTCATTTGTGAGTTCTGGAGAGATATCTTGAGGAAATTTACTCAAAGTATCCATGTGATCTGCCGCGTCTTCGGGTCGATACGCTGCATTTGGGGTAGTTTGCGTTTTATAATTGACAATATCCGCTACAAATACGATAGGAGGGTTATCTTCGACGTATTCGTTGCCATCTCCGTCAACATTTGTGATCGTTGCGTTGTATCCTCTCCCTCTATCGATAATATCTACCGCAGTTAGCACTCCACCACTGAAAGTTCCCTTCAATTTCGCGATTTTAGAGCTGTTTTGATCTTTAAAAATCACTTTTTCGACATTGCCGTCCTCATTTAAGATAAACTTTGTACTTTCCTGCGGAGAACTGACCACAAGATTAGCATTATCACTCCATCCAGAACCTCCAGAGACGATTGTGGCACCAGTTATCCTCCCTTTATTGTTTACTGTGATATCAACTACGGGTTGTACAAGTGTATTAAACACATCGGGTGCATTCTTATCAACATCTACAGTGTTATATTGTATAGACTTGTCGTTGAATTCATACTTGCCTACTAATATTGCTCTATCTACAATACCAAACCCTGCTTTTGCAGTAACTACATGATTCCTATCGGATGTATATTGAGTTTCTTTAACAAAATTATTACCATTACCATCCAAATAAATGACATGATAAGGAAAATTATCAATATCAGTATGATATGCCCGAGTTACTACATGACCATTAAGAGTATCACCCTTTCTTAAGATTTCAAATCCTGCTTGAGATGCTACTGATACAGTAGGACCAACCCCAGTAATCTTTAAATTCATTGTCAGAGTCACTACAGTATTACTTGGAGTCGTATAATCATACGTCAAAGGAATCACTGTACCTACTGTATACCCTGCTCCAGGGTCCATAAGTTCTGTAATCTGCCATCTGACACCAGAGTAAGTGGGTCCAGGCGTTACAGTGTCATCTGCAATGGATGTAATCCTAATTTTGATTCGTAATCCCGTTGCTAGACCAACATCTAAATTATAAACTTCAAAATCGGTTAACTGATTCTGACCAGTTACAAATGGATTCTGTGGTGATTCGTACTCAACACCTCCTTGTATTGTCTGATCCCATACATCAGTATAAGTTACACCATCATATGAAAACTCCATATCAGTAACACCATCTGGTATGGTAGTACTTAACGAATCATATGATACTACAACTTTATTTGTATCAGTACCAACTGCAAATAACGTGGCGTGCGGCGCGTCGGGGTCACCCGTCTCGTCTTCTACACCAGAATAACTCATGTTTGTCTTAGTTGGAGCACACGAAAACGCTGTACATGGTTTACAAATAGTACCACTGGTTGTAGTTGATGTACCAGGACTGCCTGGATTATAACCAGGATCACCTGGTGCTCCACCACTAGGAGGAGTACTTGCTGACGTATTTGTGGTGGTTTCGTCCTCTAAGTAATAACACGCAATACCAACATGACCAGCATTCACTGCAGTGTCATACATATACGAAAAATATCGATCACTAAATCCTAAGTCAAACGATAACTCATTAGGTACATAATCATATACCCATCGACTAATATCAACACATCCAGCTGGTCTAAACACTTTTCCACATGTTGCACCACTTGCTGCTGGCGGCGACGGTTGTGCGGGTAACGCAATACTGGGATGCATAATCGCAACACTATCTCTCCTATCAATCTTATAATTGATATTACTATCACGAATCTCTGAAAGTGGATACTCACGAAATTCTACAGTGGTTGCTTGATTTGCTGGTAACGGTACACTCGTCTGACAATGATCGTCCCTAAAACATGGACTACCTTCTCCTGAAGAATAACTAGTTTTACATCCCATCTTGTAGTTCCTTTATACTCTTGTAAATTAAATCATAATTCTCTTTTAAATTTAAATACTCCTCTTCACCACTCGGTTTATATAAAATCTTATCTGGCGTTGGAATATTTATTACATACTCTTCTAGTTTCTTTAACCTCTCGGCTAATGATACTAAACATTCATTAATAATCT